CTCTCTGCCGGGTGGCAGTCGAGTCTCTCTGTGGGATTGTCCCACTCCACCGGTTCTCAACCGGGTAATGTTGGAGTAAGCTATGCGTGAACGAGTTCGTACGTATTCCATGCCAGGGACCTACCCTACCGATTGGCAGGGGTTTGGTCAGGGCTGCGGACCGTATGGTTTCTTGTTCTCGCGGCAAACCGACTGGTCGATTCTTCAGGCAGATAAGGCTAATGACCTATCTCACCTGTTGAGTAACCAGGGCGCTCACGCTTGGTATCTTTCTGAGACTATCAAAGATAGTCTTGGTAAGACCCGAGTTCATGAGTGCGACCACGTCAAGTGGTCGGCTGCTGCTCCTTCAGCCTTAGGTCTCGGTTCAATTATTGCTAACGGGACGGTTAGTATATCTGGCCAGTTGTATAACTGGGAGGTATATCGCCGCTTCGATGGCAATGGATTGCTCCGTTGGTGTTGGGATGTATTTCCCGACACTATGGACGTCATAGACTATCCGATTGATCAATCATGGCTCAGTCGAACCATGGATCAGTCTGCGTTAGTCGTGAGTCCTGACCTAGACCTCGCCGCTGAGATTGTCCAGTTGGGCGATCTCAGAGGTGCTGTCAGCTCGATCGCATCTGCCGTTAGGAGGCTCTACAAGATCCTCCCCGGTAGTGATCGACGCTGGAAGCGTGAATGGCGCACCCGAAAGGGTGTGCTCAAGACGCTTAAGACGATGATTGGGGCGCATCTTGCCACGAAATGGGCGGTTCTTCCCGTCCTTTCGGACATTGATGCGGTATCCAAGATCGTCCGCACGGCGCATACGCGCCTCGAGGTTATGCAGCGGGTATTAAGGCAGAGTTACCGATCATACCGATCAGGTTACCCTGTCCCAACGTCTGCTGCAGAGACTCAGATTGCTGTGACGCGTTCGAGCGTTCACACGCCATCTGATCTGTGTATCGTGTACACTGTAAAGCGTACACGCCGCACTGCCGGATCCTATGGACTAGGATGCATTCAGCGCTTCTCCGGTGACTTGGCTAGTCTTGATTTAGCTAGCTATATCACTTCGAGGACTGGCTTGGATAGACCGTTGTCGACGATTTGGGAACTGGTCCCGTACTCTTTTGTACTGGACTACTTCTTGAACGTAGATGCGGCCATCCAACGCTTCGAGTCCATGAGCGCTGATATAAAGATGCACCGAACGGACGGGTACAAGACGTCGAAGTTTTCCACGTCTTGTGACTTTACGCTCGATGTGTCCATCAGGAAGAAGGGGTCAACGTATCCCTATCCTGTGGTCCTGGCCTGGGATGATTCTTGGAATAACTGCGCTCAAATAGAGCACAGCCACTTCCATAGAGTGCCGATGGAATTCACGTCGCACTTCCTCGAAGAAACGTGGAAGAAGCGCGTGTTCACGCTATCCGAGCTCGCAATACAGCGAGTGAAGTCCTCTGGCTCGGGTTATAATCCGAGTCATGGCCGCGGTACGTGACACTGTTGCCAGACAATTCTGGCGTTAACAAAATGTGTCGCGCAGACACGGAAAGGAAGCGTCTCTTGAAGACGTCCTTCACACTGGGATCCACTGCCTTCGACATGGTGTCGATGGAGAACGGGCGCGCGCTCTTTCGCGCTGTCGCTCCGAGCTCACTCGGCACGGGTGTCACTGCTGCTACCATCGAGATCAGCCACCTGACAACGAAGGGCAATGCCCGTCGTTCGATGGCCAAGCTGACCTTCGATGTCTTGGGGGCGGACTCGAAGGTGCACACCGATTCGGTGCACATCGTCTTGTCCCACGACCCCCAGGACAGCACGGCGGAGAACCAGATGACCGACATGGTCAAGCTGTTCCTCGCGTTCATCAGCCAGATGAGCGAAACGTCGAATCCGGACTTCGTGAACGCCCTTATGGGCGCCACGTTCGTGCCGGACACGTACGCAAATCCTATCGCGTAGCAATACGCGACGCTGATGGACAGGTAATGGGTCCCCTCACTACAGGAACATAATGCCTGTATGAGGACTCCTCGAGATGCTTGGAAGGATGCCCGCTATGGGTACCTTGAAAAGCCGGCTCTATGTAGAGCTCCTCGAGGCTACACTGCGAGATGCTTACTTAGCAACATCACTGAGTAGGCATGCACAAACATTATCCCTCAACAAGGATATTGACTGTGCTCGTCGACGTATGAGTACCGAAGGAACGTCCTTTTATAGCAAAGAACTTGCTATGATCGGAAATTCCTTTACGAGATCCCTCGATGGGATTTCGCAATTCCAGCCCGTAGGGCTGGCCCGGTATAGGAACAAGACCGTAAGGTCTGTGCTACCCGCGTTCGCGCGTAGCCTCTTCCTACAGACTCATACTGACGACGGTTACCTCCGAAAAGAGGCAACACCTGGGATGGTACAGCACATTCGCTCTGTACTATACCTGACATACAAGATGAGAGAGGAGTTCGACTGTGAAAATCTTGCAGATTTTGCTGCAGATTTCACTGGCCGTGATCGACACCTTAGCCAAGTGCCGTTCTCGATCGAGGCAAAAACCTCGTTCCAAGACGACATAAACTGGTCTGGTATCGATCGAAGGTGGAGAGCGGTCATTATGATCGCTCGACACCTTGTCTCTCGGGTCCTCAGCAATGCGGATCCGAGTGATATACTCCCGTCTCATGGTCCGGGGGCCGTTTCCGGCGGCGAAAAGCCGTGGGAGAAGCCCTACCATCGAAAGATGGCCGAACCCATGGGTGACGTATACGATATTTCGTATTACGTCTCAGGTTCCCATGCACTTGCCGATATGATTGGCGAGTGGAAACAAGGACTGGTTCATGAGGACGTTGCACGGGTCTTGTTTGTCCCAAAGGACAGCCGAGGTCCCCGTGTGATTACTTGCGAACCAGTGGCTAAGCAGTGGATACAGCAGGGACTCATGAGATCGCTTCGAAAAGCTATCTCTGAGCACTACCTGACGAAGGACACAGTCGTTTTAGACGACCAGTCCGTCAACGGTGTGCTTGCCTGCTTATCCTCTGTCTTGGGATCGTACGCAACCTTAGACCTAAAGGATGCGTCTGATTGTATTACCTGCGAGCTCGTAAGAGCTCTCTTCCCTAAGCACTGGTACGATGCGTTGATGGCCGCAAGGTCACCAATGTACCGTATTCAAGGCTCGGAAGAGATCTGCAAACTTGTGAAGTTTGCAGGGATGGGTAATGCGACCACGTTCCCAACAGAAACATTGTGTTTCTGGGCTCTCAGCCAGGCGCTACTACTCAAGCGCACCGATACCCACTATGGGGGGTTTAGGCCCATCGATCGTCGAGTCTATAACAGACTCGAGATCGAGAAGGTCTATGCCTACGGCGACGACTTAGTCGTCCCGTCAACTCTCGTAGACGAGCTGCAAGAGCTCTTCTCTTATGTTGGCCTTGTGGTCAACACGAAGAAGAGCTTCTCGACAGGTCGTTTTCGAGAAGCCTGTGGATACGATGCGTTTGATGGCCAGAACGTTGCACCCGTTAGGTTGAAAGGCCTAATAGATGCAATGGATGGCGATGTAGCCTCCCTTGCGGGCTTAGTGCAGACGTGTAATCGGATTTGGATGGAGTATCCAAATCTGACGTACTATCTGCACGGACTGCTGAAGGAACGATACCCATGGCTCCGCAACTGGAATGTTGCGCCGCCTGGGAGTGTCGTCTTTCAGTTGCCCCACATCACGGTCGATAAAGACGTGAGACGTTGGAACTCAAAGCTTCAACGAATTGAGTTTCGCGTCCCAGTAGTGACGCCTGTCTATATGGACAGGAAGATGGGAGAAGACTCCCACCATCACTGGTGTGATGTGCTCCAGGTCTTAGTCAAACCTGGACTCCGAGTCTACGAAGACCCGGTAGCCGACCGTTACTCCATTCCGAACAGGAGTCAAATCCGTTTCGGATGGCGGTCACTGTGGGATAGGACTGCGACAAATCAAGACATCATCGTACTTGCCCTTAAATCAGGCGGTATGAAGGATGTCCTTGTGGCGGATCGCCTTGCGGCGATTTCGCTCAGTTCAACGATGACCATAAGTCGTCGTGGACACTGGTTTGTTCGCAGCTAGGTAGTTAAGTCTACCCCTTCCTCTGGCTTAGCCAGCCAGTGCACTGGTCGAAAGACCAGCCTGCTAAGGTGACACCATGGTACTGTAAATGGCTAGTACCCACTAGCCATTGAGGACTAGTAATAGTCCCTACCGGGGGGCCACATAGGCCCCCCGGATTGCAGATAAGAGTCTGGC